AAGTTAGCTGCACGGTTGATTGTAACCGCTAGAGCAGCATGCTCGTCACCTACGAATGTAGCTGTACCTGAAACTGTAGCTTGATTGTAGTTGAATGTATTACCAGCTAATGAACGTAGAGATGCTAAGATCTCTTGATCAATTTCAACTGTGATTTCTTGTGCTAAAGCTGCCATGATTTCTGCTTCAACATCTAAACCGTGCATAGATTGTGCATCTTGCGCAGCTTCAAAAGTCCAACGTGCAGACAATTTACGTGTTTTAGCTTCAACAACTTGTTTCAAGATTTGAACGTTAATTCTCTTACCTGGTGCGCCTTCTAGTGTGCTTGTTGAAGCAGCTAGACCAGCTGTACCATCACCAGAATAAGCAACAGCAACTTTGAACGGGCTAAGAGCTTCATCACCAGCTGTTACGTCGTTTGCAGAACCTGTTGCATCATTGGTATCAGCATAACGTACACGTAAAGTGTGGATTTGAGCTACTGGGCCAGTCATTGGTTGTACACCAACGATTTCGTTAGCGATAACTGTTGGCATTACTCGACGAATCACTGGAAGAATAACGCGGTTTAGTGTTGCTACGTTGCTTGCGCTAGTACCACCACTAGTTGCATTTTCAACTAAGTGTTTCTTTGTATTTTCTAAAATTACTGCCATTGTAGTTCTTTTCGAACCTTGTAGACCTTCTAACAGGGCGTCTTTGGTCTCGTTCCAACGGCCTTCTAATAGTTGGGTTGTCATTTCTTATTTTCCTTTAAAAAAATTTACTACTATTTTAGCCCTGCTAAACGTCTGATTTCAATAACATTGTTATTGGCATCGGCGTCGTCTTTAGCAGATTTATCACCTGTCACTTCTACACGACTCTCAGCTAATACTGGCTTTTCAGCTTTCTTAACACTAGAGTTATTTAGAACTGCGGGTAGATACTTTTCGTATGCGGCCTGAAGACGTTCAGTTTGCACACCTTCGAGTAAGCTAGACATTACATCTGCTTTCTCTTTGTTTAGAGGTTTAAATAATTCAGCAAGCTTCTCTTTACGAGTAATGCTTTCTGTAATCACTTTAACTTCACGATTCTTGCTTTCAACTAGAGCTTCTTTTTCTGCGATTGCTTTTTGGCTTTCAGCGATAACTTGATCTTTTGTTTCAAGTTCTGCTTTAAGTTTAGCAAATTCTTTGTTTTCACTTAGGTGTGTAACAGCAAATTCACTTGCAAATGCTTCAAATAAGCGACGTCCAAACATGTTCTCACGAGCAGTTTGAATATCTTCTTTAAGTTGAGCTAGTTCTGAGCCTAGATTGTTTGCTACTGCTTCCTTGACAAGGGTAGCACTGCGTTTAACAAATTGACCTTGTAGTTCCGCTAATTTTTGTTTAGCTTCTGCTACTAGTTTCACTTTAGTTTCAACTACAGCTTTCTTGTCTTGGTCAAACTCTTTGATCTCTTCAGCTAAGGCATGGATAACAAATTTCTCTAACTTAGCAACTGCTTCAGTTTGAGTTTTGCGATCTGATCTTAACTCTTTGATTTCTTCAGCAAGTTTAGTAACTAAAAAGTCATTAAACTTACCTGCGCTTTCGATCATGTGAGTTTTAAATTTCACGCGATCTTCTGCAAGAGCTTTCTTCTCTTCGGCAAACTCATTGAGTTCAGCGGAGAGTTGTTCAGTAACCATTTTGTCTAGAGCTTCAACCATTACATTTTTGTCGTGTTCATAGCGACCCGCAAACTCTTCACGCAATTCAGCGCGAATAGTCTCACGAGCTTCAGTTAATTTAGATTCCCAAGCTTCGTTTAAACTTGCTTGAGTTTCTTCGTTAATGATGCCGGAATCTAACAATGGTTTGATAGCGTCTAACATTGTGATCTCCTATTTAATTTTTAGATCTTTGATTAAGCCTTTTACAGCTTCTTTCAAATACTTCTGTACTTTTTGATCTGCGCTGGCTTCACGTGCCATTTCGAATACCTTACTGCCACCACGCATATTCATCAGTCCTTCGTAAATCGCTGTTGGATAAGCATTTGGTGCGCTTGGTTGCGCAACTACGTCTACTGTGACTATTTCAAAGTCACTTACTTTGCCGTCTCCCTCGCTCACGTTGCCGCTACCACGAGATGAAACACCAAGTTTTACTCCTGATTCCAACATGGTAGTAACTAGTACACCCATTGGAGTAGGAAGAACTCTTAATTTACCAAAACCGTTAGGACCATCCATCCACATATCAATAATCATATGTGAAACGCGATCTAGATTAATTTTCAAATCATCTGGGTGATCAACTTCGCCTAAGACGCTGTAACCACCCTTGATTTGTTCATTTAATGCAGAAACGGCTTTTTCAATCTCATTTACTGGATATACACGTTCATTGTGATTTTTAACACCACCTTGGATGAATATACCTTTCATATAAAGATTCTTACCCTTGCCATCGTGCGAGTCTTCAGTCAAGACTTCCATTCTCGCAGCGTCAAACGTTAAGTTCTCTTTAAGATAAAATGCCATTATAGTTTCCTAATTATTTTGCTAATGGTGAAGTTGCGTTTACAGCACCTTCTTCTTTCTTAACTGCTGTTGCTTTTTTAGCAAATGCTTGACCAGCTTTAGCACCTGGAACATTTTCATATGAACCTGCGCCTTTTAATTCGCCTTTTGGTTTAACAGTTGCTTTTGGGCTTGTGCCATCTGGGTTAGCTTCTGCGCCACCTTTAGCGATGTTTGCGCTTGAACCGCCCATGTCATTCTTACCAGCTACTGTTGAAGCTTTGTTTACGTTTGCTGAACCACCTTTACCAACTTCACCGCCTTCAGATTTGTTTGAAGGAGCAGCTACTTTTTCAACGTATTCTTTAACAACTTCTTTTTCTTCAGCATCTTCGTCTTCTTTATCTTCTTCATCTTCATCTTTAGCTTCAAAGAATTCTGATTGTTCTTCTTGGTACATCATGCCTTCCATTTCGTCAGCACCTTTGTCACCGTGGATACCTGGCATTTCGTGTTCTTCGTGTTCTTCGCCAGCCATTAATGCATCAAATTCAGCTTTAAGTTCGTCGAGTGCATCTTCAAGATCAACTACGCGATCTTCAATTTCTGCTTCGCCTTGTTCTTCTTCGCCTGGCATTTCTTCAGCGTCCATAGCATCTTCTTCAGATCCTTCTTCGCTTTCTTCTTCTTCAGTCATACCTTGTTCATCGATAGTGATTTCGTCTACTAGGTCTTCAACTTGGTTACCACCTACTTCGCCTAGGTCTTGCTCATCGATTAAATTTTCGTAGATATCGCGTGATTTCTCAACCACGATTGTGTGAAATAATTCACGAGCTTTATCAGTTTCATCATTGATAATGTGCTCGATCAGTTGTTCATATTTGTTCATGAAAGAACTCCTTAAAATTAATATTAAATCCGGACTAATACGTTGAATAAATGTATTATGTTTATATATTTACACTTAGATTACAGAAATGGGGTTAAATGCGTTGTTTTTGATTGTTTTTGGAGGATAATTACATCATTGGTGCTTCAGCAGCCGGGGCTTTATACTGATTGCGTACTGAATCTAACTTTTGCTCGTGCTCTAACTTACGTACATCATTCATGATTCTCAAACGATTTAACTGCTTAATAGTCAGTTTAGTCTTGCGTAGGTCGCTGAGCTTGACCGCAGAATTATCGTCTTTTTCTGTAGCGTAGCCAGTAGGATTAGGTTCAAATATTTCTAAGATGTTCATAAGAGTATTTACCAAATTGCCTATAAACCCAGGCTACCACCGGGTGCTTCTGGTGCTGCTCCTGCTGTTTCTGGTGCTGCTCCTACAGGTATTTCACCTGGCATTGGTGCTACTGGTGCCAGATTATCAAGATCTTGCTGTATACCAGCGTTGGTTACACCAACTGCACGTAGGCCAGCATCTGGTGCTGTTGTTTCTTCAGCACTTTGATTTTCTTCGTTCCACATTTCTTCATTGTCTTGCATTTCTTCTTCGCTGAGATCAAGATAGCGTTTAAGCAAGAAA